TCATTCAATCTTGTGACCACTGCTGATTATGTGATGCCGTCGCTCGGGCACATGGCGGTGCTGGAAACAATCTTATTCGAGTGATGGCATGAGCGACCGGCATCTGCGCAGGTCAGGCTCCGATTACACGCAAGCCTTTCTGGCATTGCTGCCGCAGGGGCAGGCCTGGCCGCGCCATTTCGACAGCCTGCTGGTCAAGGTCTGCAAAGGGCTGTGCGAATTTTGGGGCTTTGTCGACAGCCGCGCCGCCGATTTGCTCGAGCGCGAAAGTGATCCGCGCCAGACCATAGAGCTGCTGCCGGATTGGGAACGCAATTTCGGTCTGCCTGATCCCTGCTACACCGCGCCGCAGAGCATTGATGAGCGCCACCTGGCGCTGATGATGCGCATGACCATGGTCGGCGCGCAGAGCCGCGAGTTTTTTATCGGCGTTGCGGCGCAGATTGGCTACACGATCACCATCACTGAATACCGCACCTTCGTGGTCGGCCTCGATCATATCGGCGATGCGCGCGGGTTCGGCGATCTGCCGCCTGATCCCATGCGCAATGAGTGGGGCGTTCCCATCATGAATGCGCGCGGCGATGTGCCAGTGGCCGATGGCGCGCTGAGTGAGTGGCCCTACTACGGTCTCGGCCCTGATACCAACCGTTTCTATTGGACCGTGCATGTTGGCCTGGCCAAACTGGTCTGGTTTCGCTGCGCCAGCGGCCAGTGCGGTGTTGATCCACACTTGCGCATCGGCCTGGCTGACGATCTGGAATGTCTGCTCAATCGCTGGAAGCCAGCACACACGCAAATCATCTTTGACTATTCCGGCCTGAGCAATCCCGGCGATCCAATGGCCGGCACACCCTAACGAGGACGCGCGATGAAATACAATCCGCCTTACGGCGCTCCCGGTTCCAACGATCCCTATATCAACGGCGATCCGTCGACCGGGACGATGGGGTCAATTCCACCCGCAGCCTCGATTGAATATCCGCAGCGCGAGCTGGTGAATTTGATTACTGCGGCAGGCCTCACACCAGACAATGCCGACTTGACCCAGCTGGCGCGCGGCATTCAAAGCGGCAAGATCATTTACGGCGTGGACAGCGGCACCGCCAACGCTTATGCGATTACACTCAGCCCTGCACTGTTAAATTATTATGACGGGCTGGCCGTGTGGATGCTGCCTGCGAACAGCAATAGCGGCCCCTCAACAATCAACATCAACGGTCTTGGTCCGCGCAACATTGTTCGGCGCGGCGGCGCGGCATTGCAGTCAGGCGACATGCCAGCGCAATACAAATCACTGCTGACTTACAACGCGATCCATTCCAATTTTGAACTGTACGGCACTGGCTTCACCATCGGCGGCTTCATGCCGATCCTGATTGCTAACACCACGCTGTATGTCAACACCGCAACCGGTGATGATACGATTTATGATGGCAGCTCTGCGACCGTTTCCGCACCGCATGGTCCGTTCAAGACGATCACGCGCGCAATCAATGAGACGTTCAAGTACGGCCCGTCCATCTATACGATGACAATCAACATTGCGACCGGCACCTACAATGAAGCTGTGAACACGCCAGGCATTGGCGGTCCCGGCATTATCCTGAATGGTGCGGGCAAGACATCCACGTTTGTCACTGGCGCGAACAATGCCAACAACACCATTGGTGTTAACGGGCCGAATATTATTCAGTGCAAGAATTTGTGTGCATCGAACACCCACAGCAACAGCGGCGGCGGCGCACAGAGCTGTTTCGGTGCCGGTCAGGGCGGCTACCTTACTGTCGATAATTGTCAGTGCGGATCAGCCACCAATTATATGTTTGCCGGTTATCCAAGGGGCTTGATTGGAATTTACAATATTGATTTTCAAGCCAACACAACCTGCCAACTCGTGCTGGCATCTTCGAACGGTTCAGACATTGAAGTCGGGCAACTTGGCGTCGTTGTTACCATGAACTTCCTTGGTCCATTGAATTGCAACACGTTTGCCGTGGCCGGCGGCAACGCGATTGTTGGTGTGTCCGCTCCAGCAAATCTCAACATGGTAAACGCATCCTATGTCGTGGGGGCAAAATATTCAGCGACGATGAATGGGGTCGTTATCGTGAATGGTCAGGGCATTAATTATCTGCCCGGCAACTCTGCTGGCAGCACGTCCTCGGGCGGTCAATATGCTTAGAAGGAAACTCCGTAATGATTACGATTAACGCCACGGATTGGTACTGGAAAATCGCCACCAATCCGGCTGCCGTTTACTCATCGAAGCGCAATGTCTATGTCGATCCGGCAACCGACAGTGCTTTTACAACCTGGCAGACTGCACATGGTGGGGTGGCCGCTGTGCCAGTCCCAACTGAGGGTGATGTATGGGTCTATGTGCAGAGTTTCCTACCGTTGTGGTTGTGGAACGGCACAGTTATGTCGCAACCGGCCGTTGGCCAGTACACCAAGGCTCAGCTAACGGCATACAGCGCGGATGCGCGATATCGCAAAGCGACCGGTGGCTGCACCATCACCGGCAAGGCGTACCTGACTGATCCGACAGCGCGCAACACCGTCTCAAGCGCACATCTCTACGCGGTAAACAATCCCGGCCACATCACTGATTGGAAACTGGCCGATGGCACATTCACCCAATTGACCGCAGCGCAACTTGCAAATGTCGAGCAACAGATGGCGACGTTTGTGCAGGCTTGTTACTCCTGCGAGAGCGCAAATGAAACTGCCATCAGTAGCGGCACCATGACGAGCATTACGCAGATTGATTCGGCTTTTGCGGCGATTTCAAACACGCTCGCGTAAGGGTTGGATCATCATGGCCACTGTCAACATCACCGTGACGAATGACGCGGATTTCTACCGCGTCTTTCAATACGTCATGAGCAGTAACAGCGCGCCGATCAACATCAGCGGCGCGTCCCTGGAAATGATGCTGCGCCGACATGCCGAGGATGCCGAGGCACTGCTGCGCCTTGCCACCGATACCGGCGAATTTGTGCTGACCGATCCGGTCAATGGATTATTCTCACTGCTGATCCGCCAGGATGTGCTTGAGCATCTTGGCCTCGGTAGTTTTGATCATTCAAACATCATGACGCTCGGCGGCTATAAAACAAAAATCTGGAGCGGCACGTTGGTCAACAATGCAGGGCCGACGCGATGACTGTGGTTGAGGTCAGCACTGATTATGATGTTGTCATTAATGCTGATGAGATTGACACGATTGTTGTGCTGTCACCTGATGATGTGGAGACGATAGCCACAGGGGATCAAGGCCCGCCCGGCCCATCAGGTGGCCCACCAGGGCCACAAGGCTTGCCGGGAATACCGGGACCGAAAGGCGAAACCGGTCTAACGGGGCCGCAAGGTGTGCCGGGGCCAACCGGGCCAACCGGGCCACAGGGGCCACAAGGCATTGCCGGTCCTTCCGGCACGGCGACGGCCATCTGCTCAGATACGCCACCCGCTGGCGCTGCCGATACAGCACTCTGGTGGGAGAGTGATACCGGCTTGCTCTATGTGCTTTTCAATGATGGCAGCTCAACACAATGGGTCATTGCCTCACCGCAGCCTGATATGAGTGTGTTTCTGCAAAAGACCGGCGATACGATGGTCGGTGTGCTGACGCTGGCCGCCGATCCGACCGCGAGCCTGCAGGCAGCAACCAAGCATTACGTTGATGCAACGGTTGCCGCTGGCGGCACTTATGTCGATGCACCGAGCGACGGCAAGTTATACGGGCGCGTCAATGCAGCATGGGTCGCTGGCGTCAAGCTCGCGGGTGACACCATTACCGGAAGCCTGACCGTTAATGGCACCTTGACCGGAGGCAATATTTCCACGGCAGGAACTGTCTCGGCAGGCAGCGTTGCGACCGGCACGGCGGGAAACGTCACGGCTGGCATGATTTCGCCGTTCGGCGGCGTTAACGGTGGCTTTCGCTGCAAGACCGGTGATGCCAACAATATCCTCAGCAATTATTTTAATTTCGGCTGGAGCGGCGGCAACGTCACTGCCTATATCGACAACACATTTGTCGGCGGCCTGCAGGTCGTTTCTGATTATCGCATCAAAAAGGATATCGTGGCGCTTCCCGATATGTGGGAGACGGTCAAGGGGTTACGCCCGATCAAATATACGCAAGCGAATTTTACGCCGGAGTCGGAAGCGGATAAATACAAATCGGGTGACTATTTCATCATCGCCGACGACATCGAACGGTGGGGCTTTATCGCGCACGAATTGCAAGAGACGCTGACGCCAACCGCCGCGACTGGCGAAAAGGATATGCCAAACGGCATTCAATCTCCCAATCCCTGGACAGTGATTGCTGCGCTCACCAGGGCATTGCAGGAAGCTATGGAGCGCATCGAGGCATTGGAGTTGCTTTGATGCTTAATTTCCCGTCCTCGCCAACCAGCGGGCAAAAATATCCGCAACCGCCTGTCGCCGGTCAGCCTGTCTATACCTGGGATGGTGAGAAATGGACGACTATCGGCGGCGCATTGGATAGTGGCGGGGCAGCAACTGCACTGCCGCTGGCTGATGCAACGCCGGGGGTGGTTGGCCTTTCAACCAAGTATGCGCGCGAAGATCACATTCATCCGACCGACACGACACGCGCACCCATCGGTGCTGGCGCACACGGTCAGGTTTACTTTGGTTTCGTCAGCGCAACGCAAGTCAAGCTGGCTCCGTTCAATGGCAATGCCATCAAGATCGCCGGGACGACTTATAATCTGGCGGCGGCGGTCACTGCGAATAACACTGGTTGTTACCTCAGCGGCACTGCCGGTCAGACACTTGCAGCAAGCACCGGCTATTACGTCTATGTATTTAACAACGCGGGTACGCTGACGCTGGATTTTTGTCCCAGCGCGACGACCACGCATGCGCAAGACATCGCTGCCGGAAATGTCGGCGTCGAGATCAAGACCGGCAACAATAGCCGCACCCTGGTCGGCTTTGTTTCATTGAATGCCAGCGCGCAATTTCAGGATGACAGCAACGCGCGTCTTGTTGCCTCGTGGTTCAACAAGCGGAAAAAAAGTATTGCGTTTGCTTATACCAACACAGGCGGTAGTGCGACCGCGCTCACGGTTTACTGTCAAAGCAGCCTGTCATTTAGCTGGTCGGGTGATTCCGTCGATGCCGTGCTCTATGCTGACGTTGGCAACACCAACTCATGGACCGGGTTCGGGCTTTCGACCTCCGATAATTTTGGCGTGCCCAAGGCGGCTATTACTTATACCTATCAGGGAACCGCCTGTCCGACGACTGTGGCAACACATTGGAACACGACGGCGGATATTACTTTTACGTTTGCGCCGGTGTATCAAAGCGGCAGCTCGGGCAACACCTCGGGCCTCAACAGCACGATTGTTTATGCTTCGGTGTGGGGATAATCATGCCGGCAAATGATCCACTCCATTCACCATATCAGCTTTATTGCACCGCCTTGATAGCGGCCTATCCCGGCGCAGAATTTACGATTTCCGATCCCGGCTATGAAACCCTGCTCTGGCACGACACGACGATACCAAAGCCGACCGAGGCGGAATTTGACGCGGCGGTTGCCGCGCAACTCAAGGTGCAAGCACAACAGGCGAAATGATGGCAATGGAAGCAGCAACCGGCAAAGTCGCATCGAGCACTATTGCCGTTGTGATGATGCTGGTAGTCGGCGGGATGATCTATTCGCAGAGCGCCGCGCAACCGGCCAAGCCGGTTTGCGTCAGCGACGAGGACCGCGTCCACATTCGCGCGCAGGTGCTGGGAGCAGTTGACGAGGCATTTCGGGACAACGTCAAGCATCTGTTTGCTGGCTGGCTCAAAGATCCGCATCTGCAGCCCGAACGCGCCGCTGCCGGTCTGCAGAGTTCGGTTGTTGCCTACCAGCGCGCACGGGCCGACGCACTGAAATGGTCGCCAGCATCCTGCTAAGGAAGGACCGCAAATGATGCTCAGCCTGAAAGGCAAGGTGTCGCATTTCGGCGGGCCTAATGATGATGGCGTGGCACCGGATGAAGGCCTGGCCTTCATCAGTGCTGTTGACCAGGCACCGCATCTATTCCTGTCCTACCAGCCGGAAGGTACCACCGGCCTGGCGCGCAGGCTCAACCCCGAGACTTTCTATATTGCCTGTCGCTGGGATTATGACGAGACGCCTGCCTATATGCTGCTCGAGGAAATGGCCCTGGTGCATGCACCCAAGACAGGGCGCTCACTCAAACTCTATCCGGCCGATTGGGGGCCGCATCAAGACACCGATCGCGTGGCGGATATTTCCCCTGGTGCCATGGAGGCCTTGGGCATCACCACCGACGATGAGGTGGTGGTGGAATTTCCCTTCACCTCGCGCGGTGCAGTCGCATCAGCTGGCTACAACCGCATCGTCATTTCATCCGGCCACGGTCTCTATGTGCGCGGCGCATCCGGCATTCTCGATGAGGTGGATGAGGCGCGCAAGGTGGTCGAGCGGCTGGCCGATGCACTGATTGAGCGAGGGGTTGCGGTTAAAACCTACCATGACGATGTGAGCAAAACGCAGAACGAAAACCTCAACCGCATTGTCGATTTCCATAATTCACAAACGCGCGACCTGGATGTG